CCACGATGCGAAATCAGCGGAGCCAAGTGTGATAACGTTAGCGCCCGGAATGCGCGGATCAAGAGTAATTCCGAGCGGCGAACCTGTGCCGGAACCTTTGATAATTGCAGTGTCGATTGCTTTTGTCATCGCTTCAACGATCAACGAAAGGATAGTCGATTCAAAAGAAGCGAGTGTTACAGTGTCAGCTAGCAAGGAAGTAGCAACTTTGCACTCCAAACCGTAGTAGCTGAATACAACGTTTGTGTTAGCTGTAACCTTTTGACGGTCAGATACAGTTGTTTCATTGATCCATGTTGCAACAGGTTTAAGCGACAAGATAGGAACGGACACGCCGCCTTTAATGCCTGTTTTACGAACACGCGCAAAAATTTGTCCGTAGGTCTTCATTTGCTTGATGATTTCATCCAAAATAGTAGTCGGAACAACCGCAGCTGCATCGGTTACAGCCGTGAAAGCGTCGGAACGAACTTCATAGCCCGCCGGGATTGCTTTACCTGTTTGGGCAAATTCCATAAACGCGCGGCGGTATTCCATAGAAGCGAACTTGTCGGCAACGTCTTCCGCAGCGCGTTTCTCAGGGTTAGGAACCGGGTCGCCTGTCGGAATCTTGCTCAACAGAACGTTACGCGCTTCGATTTGACCTTTTTCAGCCGTCAGAGCGTCAACCTCTGCTGTAAGTGCTGCAACATCTACTTGATCTGTGCCACCCAATGCCGAACGAATTTCTTGCATGCGTTTTGCGATTTCTTGTAAACGATCCATCTTTAAAAAACCCCTCTCAATTTAGGAAAATGTTTTGAGCAATAAAATAAGCCGTTGACGTTGTTCTGCGTCTGCGGCTTCTTGTTTCTCTTTTTCGGCTTCTGTTTCAAAGAAGCTTCGAGCGCTAATACTTGTATCATCATAAGCCGGGATAGAAACGGCTGACACGTCATAAATCTTTTTGAATCGTACAATGGTACGCGTCCGGCTTGCGCGGTCATAACGTTCTTCACCGACCGTGAAACGGAAGCTCATTTTATCAACATAACCGCCTTCAATCTCTTGGTGAAGCTCTCGGCCCTCTGCTGTGCCATGTAAGCGGGCTTTAATATGCAAGCCTGTACTATCTACTGTCAAATCCAGAGTGCCGTTACGGTTACGCGCAAGCACTTTCCCTGCATGATCGTAATTGAATATTACGTCCGACATGTCAGCGCCATTGAAAGCGTTCGGGTCAATCACTTCTCTATACTCAACGCCATCAATTTCGAATAGAACTGTTGGACTGTTAAATTTAGCAGCGTAACCTTCTGCAAGCAGTTCCCGGTTTTCAGCTTCGCCAAAAGAACGGGCTTCAACGTCGAATATTCTAATCAGACGTTCGTTGCTTATCGTCATTTTTGTCTTCACCCCCTTTCGGTGACGCGTCAGGCGGCTTATTAACCTTGCCTAACTGGTATTCGGAAGCTTTATCCGCGTCAATAAAGTTAAGGCTCATAATGCGCTTTTCTCCGCCCTCAATAGGTGGAAGATTAAACACTTCAAGCCCTTGGTTAATTGACATCATGCCCCTATCGACAAGTGTCTCGATGATTTTAACTTTAGTATCATTGCTGGCGTACTGTAGGCGGTTGGCTTCAAATAAAAGCTCGTTGCCGTGTCCTTGTGCGCGGTCAGTAAACACTTTAGCTGTGAACTCAAGAGCTGCTTGCAATCCAAATGGCTCAATCATCGACTCATAGAAAGCATTCCATTCCTGTTCGGAATAGCTCGACTGAATGATTTTCTTATTCATGCCGAAGTAGTCATTAACTTTGTCACCCATAGCCGCCATTAGCTTGTCGTCGATCATTTTAGGGTCGGTTTTAAGCTCTTGATATTCAGCTTTCGAATCCGTTGCAGCTACGCCGCCATGATTCGACGCGTCCAAATAATCAGCTTTAAAAGCGTCCGTTTGTGCTTTCATATCTTCCGGCTTGAGCATGGAAGTAAAACGTAAAATACCTCGCAGGATAGCCGACGTTTTAACCGCATTTTTCAGCCCTTGATTCGTTGCCGAGATAAGGTCGAGGATAGGCGTTAAGGCCGTCTTATTCG